TTCAGTCGCCGTTAGCCAATCCATGGCTTATTCTTTTATCCATTGGATAAAACTCAGTCCTTTTGTGGCCGCTCCGCCACCATTTGCTTTACCTTTTACCGCTTTCACCTTGCCGTCGCCGTTTGTATTCAGCTTAACTGGGTTCTTTTGTGGTCCTGGATAAAGTTTTGACTTCTTTTTCATCTTAACTCCTGTTATTTTCTCTGGTTTTTTCGTCTGCTTGTCGAACAGTATTCAAAATATCGGCATACGTTCTATCTGACTCTAATATGGATGATTGTACGTCTTTTTCTCTTTGTGCTGCAATTTTCATTTCAGCAATGGCCTCTTGAGACTCAATTTTCTCTCTATCAACATCTGCCTTTTGGTCAGCAGCAACGGCTTTTTGTCTTATTTCGGCTCTTTGGAGTTCAATAATTGGATCCATCTTCTCGATTTCTTCAGCTTTAGCCATAGCCTCTGCCCTACCGGTAACTGCGGCTGTTGCTTGTGTAGCCATTTGAGCAATTTGGTTCATAATTTCTTGTGCTTGCTCTGGAGGTAGTTTTTGCAGTTCCTCTAGTGGAGGTAGTTTTTGGCCAATCTCTTCTTCAATCTGAATCCTATACAACATCGCCTGATGTTCTTGTATGTTTGCGCTTAACATCTGCACAGCTCCTTGGTTTTGTTGAGCCATGGGATTTTGAAGAAAAGAAGAATGAGACGCAACATAGGCTTCATGGTCCTGCCACTCAAACGCCTTAATGGGTTGTCCCAACATAACGGCTTGTTCTTCACTGATCGGATCTCTTGGTGGAACTTCTGGAACTTCTGGTTCTGGTTTAAATAAAGTTTCCGGGTTTTTAATTTCAAGCGCTTCGTACATTCGTCGATACGCTTCTTGTAAGTTGTGTATATCAGGAGCAGCTTGAGCCATTTGCAATTGTTGTTGTGCAATCATTACTCGTTGTGACATGGAAAAAATATTGGGGTCACTAACAGGAAGAACATCTACCCGTTCGTCAAAATCTTGAGACAAGATTATTTGTTGACCTTCTTTGGTCACATAAGGATATTCAGCAGGTAAATATTTAGCATAGGTTCGAGTCAAAAGTCTAAATTCTTTCTTTTGTGCATAGTGTAATCTTTTATGTATAGCCGACATTACTTTGGTGCCTCGTTCCAACATAGCGATGGTCGTGCCTACCGGTAGTTGTTGAGACCCTATGTCCCCAACCTGCATATCAGCAATTGAAGCAAACCGTCTTCCTGAATCCACTAAAATACCTAATAATTGAGATAAAACCGCCGAAGGTTCTTTGTATGGCAACGGCAATAAAGATTCTTTAATCGTGGCCCCAGCTACATCAACGTCTCTGAACTCTCCGGGCTGCAGTGGTTCGTCTTCTCCCTGTATTCTCATACCTCTTGCTTTAAAGCCAGCAGGTAAATTGGCCAAGGTCCCTGCATCAATCAATTGCCTTAATATAGACGTAACCGATTTGGTTAAGCCCCCAATCATGTGAATTAAACCAAAGCCATAGAACCCTAAACCTGGAAGGAATTTATATTGAACAAAATAGTCTGTTTTCTTATAAAGAGGATCGCCTTCGGTCCAGTTTCTACGAATAGCAAGCACCTGGTTCATGTCTTCACAGACCGTTACAATATAGGGACAGGCAAAACCATGATCTTCAATTTCACTAAGGCGAAGATCAACGTGCATTTCCAAAATAGTGTAGAGCTCATTATTCTCTGCGTAAGTTGGACTAACCCCTTCTAGTTCTTCCATTTTTTCTTGAACTTCGTTAGGTTGAACATTACCTGGATCCATTAATTCGACATCAGCATAAGTACCATTAAGTTGCATCTTAAGCAGATCATTCTTGGTCATGGTCATAACATGAGTTACCCGAGGAGAAGTAGAAAGATCGGTTGTAGAATAACTAACAACCAGGTCTTCAGCTTTCACAAACTCACTTACAGCTCGATCCAACATTGTGTCAAAATAAACTTTCTTGAACGCACTGCCCGATAACGGTAAGTAGAAAAGAAGAGAGTCCATTTCAGGATCGTACTCTTCCATAACATGCGTTATCTGATAATTCATAAATTCTTTAACCCGAGTCGATTGCGCAATAATTTCCGGATTATGCTCTCCTACCACTTGTACTTGTACTGGGCCAGACGGTGGGAGAAGTTCTTTATATGCCTGGGCTTGAAATTGAGTAACGGCTTCTGCTAAGAGTGGGTGATTAACGCCACTTGAACCTTGGAACGGTTGTGTGCGTTCTTCTTGTTTAATCCCTAAAAGATCAAGACCTTTCTTGAAAGATTCATACCAGTCCTGTCGAGATTCTTTGTCCTCGGAATAAAGGCTTGTTAGTTCACTTCCCAAAGAACCCAAAACATCCTGTTCTAAAAAATCAACTAGATTTTCATCAAACGTAGCTTGTGCATCCATTTCCATGCCCTCTTCTTCAAAAGGCATTTCTCCGTCTTCAGGAAGAAGTTCAAGTTCTATTTCCATTGGACCACTAAACTCGTCCATAGGTATAGGGCTCTCGATGGGCTGGATCTGTTTATCAATCGCCATAAATGTTTACTCTATATAGAATTAAAATAATAATACCCTATTATTTACTAATTTGGAAACTATCGAAAAAAGAACGGACTACTTTATCAACCACTTCCCCGTGACCGCTTTCGGTGAAAGAGTTCAACATTTCTTGAATCCCCGGATGCTCAATATTATTATAGAGCTCCATCCAACCTAAGAAATAATTCCTTATCTTATCTTCAATATTCACTTTGAAAGGAGCTCCCGCAGGTCGTCCGAAACGATGGTTCCATTTCAAAAAAGGAAGACAAATCGCTCGACCGCCATACTTCCTAAACTTTTCTTGAATGTACCACTCTTCACCACCAAAGCCACGAAAGTCTGGGTTAAAGCCAACCCAATTTTCTTTCTTACAAGACAAGAGACCACAGCCTTGCATCGGTATTTCAAAAGCATCGCCTCGATCTAAAAGCTTCTGGTCCGTGTCCCATGTTCCATACATCCCGCCACGCCACCGAGGTTTAAAGTGTGTTGAACAATCTTTTAAATTATCATGCCACATCGGTCCTTGTATCAAGTCATTGGTGTTAGGGAATAACTCATAGTAAGCAATTAGTTTTCTTAGGGCTCCTGGTGGTAGAAGTACATGGCAATCGATACAAAGAACAAACTCCCCTTCTGCTTCTACAAAAACCCTTTCTTTTACAAAATTGCTCTTAAATTTTTTAAAAGGGATATAGCGTCCATTCGGAACCGAAGCATCCATGTATTTCTTTACGGCTTTCCCACTGGGGCTGTCCGGGTTATTATCAATAACCAAAATTTCTATCTGATCCATGACCTCTGGATGATACATCCTGATCGCTTGAACTGAGAAAAAGACACCATCAAAGTCATCATAAGTGGCCATACCCACCGTTAATTTTTTCATTTATACTCCTTTAGTAATAAGTCAAGTTTTTATGCCGATTGCCTTCAAAGTAGTCTTCATAGTCAGAAGGTAAACGAACAAAACCGCCTTGTCTGAAACGCAGAACGGCTTGGGACATTGAATCCACCAAATCGTCGTGGTCTCCGTTTGGAAAAGAAGCACATTCTTCAACCACCTCGGTTGCCCAATGTTCGTCGGGCTTCCAAACCATCCCCGACTCAAATAAAGGAGTGCAAGCATTCACCCGGGCTATTTTGTCCGCGCCTTTGCTTGGTGTAAAATTTTGTACGGGAATCCCGATCTGTCGCAGTTCTTGAGTCAACGGGGTACCGCTTCCTTTAGACTCAATAATCACGGTGTCGGGTTCCCAATATTCATAAAGTTCAAGAGCTTTTCTCTTTAGGTTAGGAAACTCAAGTCTTTGTTTAACAGAATCTAATAAAACTAAATGAGCCACCTCTCCTGAGTATATCTCATCGTTTATTCGACCGTGGGGATAGAACACGCCCCATGTTGTAATGGCTGAATAATCGGCTGTTTCAGATTTCAAAAACGCCGTATCGTAGCTTTGTATCGTGTATTCACATTCAGGTGGGGTTTTATCCGGCCATTCTTGCCACCATTCTCGTTTAATTAACGCGCCTTCCTCAGAAGTAGGTGATTGCATGTACTGGGCAAACCATTTTGGTCCATTGCCCAGAGCTGCTTTAATGCCTTCCAATTCTTCAACTTTCCAATATTCTGGCCAAACAGCATCGCCACTTGGCAAAATAGCGGGTAATTCAATGACTTCCCATTGATCGCTTTGAGAACTTCGAGACATGTCCTTGACCAGTCTTCCGGTTAAATCTTTAACCGACCAACGGGTCATAACCACTACAATCGCGCCTCCGGGTTGTAACCGTTGCCGTGGTCCAGAGGTGTACCATTCGTAAGCATCATCTAATGCAGATTTTGACATCGCGTCTTGCTCCGAGTGCGGATCATCAATAATAAACAGATCGGCACCCCGTCCAGCGATCGCGCCTCCCGTACCCACCGCATAATACTCCCCGCGTATAGTGGGTTGGTTTTCTGCCATGGTTTCCCATTTACCTGCCGCTTTTGAGTCCGGGTTAAGCCTGGTGTTGGGGAAAATACGTTTGTATATGTCAGATTGTATTAAATCCCTGACCTTACGACCGAACCGTACGGCAAGGTCAGATGTATGTGTTGCTTGAATAATCTTAAGTGCTGGATTGCGTCCAATCAAATAAGCAGGAAGTAAGAAACTCGCAAACTCACTTTTCGTGTGTCTTGGTGGCATATTGATAATGAGTCGTTTTAATTTGCCCGTGGCTATACGATCAAAGGCTTCTGCCACAATCTTATGGTGATGTCCTTCTATGAACGAGGGCCATTGGGATTTTACAAAAGATAAAAAATCCGTTTGTGCCAGATCGATCTCAGTGATTTCTTTGTATCGTTCGCTTAACTCAAAATACTCTTTTAGAGTTTCTTCAGGCAGCTCCGTTAGTTTCTGTTCCATTTTTTAGTTTTAAATCAATAATTTTTGTATCAGGCAATGCACCTTTAGATTCTTTATACAGATTATTGAGGCGCTCAATAATCTCTTCTTTACTCATGCTCTCTATCTTATTAATCGTTAGTTCTGATTTATTTACATACAGTCCGGCGGCTTTTCCTCGAGCAACTTCGGCTGCAACGGCTGCTGAAAAAGAGCCTTTTGAAAGGGCTTTGTCTCGAATCTCCATCAAATCAAGCAAATGTGCAGACAAACTGAGCATCACCCGATTGGCTGCTCCTTTTTGCAAAAAGGTAATCCTTTCTTGTACTTTATGGTTTTTGTCTGAAGTTAAAGAAGACGCTGTATTAGAAGCGGTCTTGGGAGAATATCCAGCTTTTAATGCAGCTTTGGTCTTGGTCATACCCAACGCGATGTTTTGAGCAAAGATTTCTTGCCTGGAGGTTAAATCCTCTTGTTTCTTATTAGCCATTAGATAATGTACTTCTTGTCTGAGTATAGGGGATTGGTGACAGGGCCGCCGCGATTAAAGGGCGGTAGTCCATCCTCTTCAACGTCTACAAAGACGTCTTC